GGTTGTAGCACTGTCAGAGTGAGAGGTAAACTTAGTAGGATCCTCACACACGTAAGCCTCAGAAACATCCTCCTTATGCCAGATCAGTACATCGTCTGCCAGCATCCAGAGATATTCAAAAGGCACCTCCAAACCACGGTAAGATGTAACCTGGACGGTCTTATCATTACCAGAGTTTGCCCAGTTCTTGATCACGTAGGAAACCTTACCAGTGTTGTTACCCAATACAAAGGTTACACCACATGGAACGAAAGGATTGTAGCCGTTGTGGGTATTCCACTCACCACCAGCTACAGTACATCCGCTACCCAGGCCTCCCTGATGGAAACCGTCCTGTGTGAGCGTTGATGTATAAGCAGCCTGGCAGTCAAGTGAGGCATATTCAACCCTCTGGAGCCAAGCGATCTCATTGTACACCCTGTAGGCTCCATGATGGATGCCATTGTTAGCAGCAGTGCACCAGCTCCTCACTTGTGCCTTATTGACTGAGGTACGTGCCATACCGATCTGGCTCTTATAGGTACCATCCAGTGATGAGTTGTTGTTACCACCCCTGAATCTGGAGGCGTTACTTGTAAATACAGGTAAGCCGTTCTCATCCCTGGCAATGTCGTTACCACTCCAGGTAAGCCAGCAACCAGAGACAGGCTTTTGAGCTGTCTGGTCATAGGTAGCAAAGCTATAGGAGATAGTCTTACGCTCCATCTTCACGAAACCTGGCAATGGGTATTCAGAGTAAGCCCTGAGCCACTTTGTACCCTCAAACTCCATACGGAAATAGTACTCAGGCTTTTCCAGCATTACGTTACCATCGGTACTGTCAGTGATGGCAGCAGCTCCAGAATCTTTCTTTCGGCTGTCATTCTGTCCGAGGTAATACTTCACGGATCCATCCGCATTTTCAACAAAACGCCTCAGCTTATTCTGGATAGGCAGCGTTCTGTGCAGATCGAGATTACCAACCCTGGTGAGGTTTTTATCCCTGCTTGTAAAGTCACCCTGTACGCCATACCACATATCGTAAGGGTATTGTGGCTTAGAAGAACCACTTGCTAATAAAAGTCCCATATCTATATGATTAAATAGTTTCACCAGCCCCCCAGTACACATCATAATCACTCAGCGAAATAGCGTTAGGGGAGATTTCCACTATAGCAGCTGGTGTCCAGTCACCTATAGGCACTGGCAGATCACTGGCCTCTTTGTCACACAGGCACTTGCAATTTACTACAGTGTCGTGATCCATCGTAAGCCTCTTTCTCCTCACGAAAATTGAGAACGGCTTACCATTCAGGCTGAAACCGTTGGTGAGGTCTGTTATTTGTCCTTTGGATAGGATCCTCAGGCTGTACATTTCGTTCATAATTGAAAGATATATTAAGAAAACTACTGCAAAAATAATAAAATGTGTTCAATAAACACAGTTTTTTGGCATTATTTTTGATTTTTGGATAGTATTTTTCAATTTCATGCCACCTTTTCTGTCTATTTCATACCTTACACCTCCTTTCTGGAGCAAACAGGAGGATCCAGCCAACCCTCCTGTTTACCTGGTTAATTTTATATTGAACTCCAATTTTGCCCACCGTCTGTAGTCTTTTGTACACCACTGCTGGATATACGGATGCCATAGTTTCCTTTCCTGGCTATAAAGCCATCTGATGAGGAAATGATATAGCAATCGTTACCCCAGCAACTAAAGAGGCCATCCAATCCTATCAGGGTTTTCTCAAAAGACGGTTTTCTGTAGCTGTACCACCTCGTCCACGATATGTTGAACGAATCGGATGTTGCGCTTGCACTACCACCAGACGGCCTAATAACACTCAGCTCAACCTTAAATAGGATCTTGTAACGCCCCTCCTTATAGATCGTACCATCTATATTGATAGTACCTGGAGCATTCACTGTACCACTTACGTGTGTTCCTGAACTCATACTGCCTGACCATGTGCCAGTCCATTTTGCTACCTCCACATCGTTTCTTAGGAGGATAACAAAGAACCTGACAGGGTTTTGCCAGCTCCACGTTCCTGATGATGGATAAGGCAAATAGAGTGAGAAAGAGGTGTTTCCGATCTCAATAGTACTACCTTTTGCCATATATCCCATATCCTCACCTTGGTTTTTCTGGAAAGTGGTGGAATATCGAGCACCACCATAAGGAACATACATATTGTGTGATGAGGAAACAGTGCCACTGATGGTATCACTGCTCTTAGTCGTATCAATAAGGCCTTTGATAGACGTATTCACAACCTGGGCAGCTATCGATCCATCGGCTTTTGTCAGTGATAGTCCGTTTTCATTGATCGTCATATTCTGGCCTGCCTTGATAGCTCCATTGACAGCATCCAGCGTAATATTGGGGATGAAAGCTCCATCCTCATAATCTTCACTCTCAACACCATTCAGCTCACCTTTCTGTGAGATCAGGATGTTATCCTTGAAAATGAATCCACCGATATTAGCCATTTCTGCCAGGAGCAAGCTGGTTGCTATGCTTTCAAACTGTGCACCAAAGGTATTCCAGAAAGCTGTATCTGTAGGCACGCTGTTGAATGCTCCAGCATCAATACGTGCTACATAGTACACACCATTGTATTTCACACAGTCCACCCTGTGAGGCGTTCCATAGTAAACCACGCTTACATCACTCCTATAGTTGCCACGGAATACAAGTGCTGGACTGGTACCCTCCTTTGTGGATGCAAAGAGGCCATCAGCAACGAATGTAGATAACTCAGCAGGAGGCACACCAGCACCAGTAGATCCCTGGATCTGCAAGGCATAGCCAGCCCTAAGCCCACGCTGTCCCAGGAAAGCAAACGGTATTCTGCCTGTTGCTGTGTTAGAGACACCGAGGGATCCAAAGGACTGCAATGCTGTAAGTAGGTTTGTATTCCATCCAACAGCATTATAGCTGATCAGGCAGACAAACACACTTGAATCAAGCTCCAGCAGCTTATTAGCAAGCTGTGTACGTGCATCATCTGATGCGTATGTGTCATAGGTCTGTTCAAATACCGTTTCAAGCGTATCTGGGTTAAGTGTGATCAGAGTAAGTCCACGGCTACTATAGTTAGCTGTGCGTATGTTATAGCCATCATACACTCTCAGCACAGCAGCCTGGTTGTTATCAAGCCCTGTACCTTTCAGGTGAATAAACGGCACACCCTTACCGTCCGTTCCATCGTCACCATCCGTACCTTTGGCACCAGTCACACAGATAGCTGTGGTTGTGGTAGTGTTACCGTTTGTGTATGTAATTACCGATCTCGTCCACATATACCATCCGTTTTTCCAGGTTGGCCTTGACGTTCCCCACGATCCATTTACAAGTAATGTTGGACTTGACGAAAGATAATATTGCTCAACTATAGAGCTGATACCTACACCGTTATTTCCGTTGTTTCCCTGTGTTCCAGTGATACATACAGGATCTGTTACTGATGATGTGTTGTCAGAGTACGACACCTTTGTACGGCTCCAGATATACTTTCCGTTTTCCCATGATGGTGCTGTGGTCTGCCATCCTGTAGTGGGTGCGGTAATTCTGGAATCGTTCTTAGCATACTCTACATCAACGCTATCAACACTCTTAGGATCGGCATCATAGGGATTGATCCTGAATGGTGTACACCATCCCTGGATCATTCCATCAACAGAGTTGGTGATGATTGATGCAATATCAGACTGTGCCAGTGCACCCCTCATTATCCTTACCTCATCGATCCTGACAGTGGATCCAAACATATTATCATCGTACAGGGAGAATCCTACCAGCTTTTCACTCACCACAGATATATCTGCCTGCTCTCCATTGATAAACAGCGTACAGGTAGTATCATTGAATCTGAAAGCAAGGTGATACCAGGTGTCAGCAGTCAGGTTAAGTGTTTTCTCCACCCATTCCCTACCATACTTTCCTGTAATCATCCAGCTTACAGGTGACGTGCTGGTTTTCAGGAATAGGCACAGCGTAAAGCTCTCACCAAATGGCAGATCGTATGGGATCCTGCTGTCAGCCTGTCCTGTCAGTTGCAAAACCTCACGATCACCATCTGTAACAACAGTACCACCACCCAGCGATCCGTTATATCCATGTCCTGATGTGTCCCTAAGTCCCTGTGCAATGCTGACAGGAATATGGATCTTTGTACGATCAACCAGCCCAGACTTTCTACACATTGTACACCAGATATATTCCAGGTTTCCAACAGTAGGCATTTCGGTAGTCCATCCAGAGGGATCTGGATCATCCAGATCTAACGCTGGTGGCTGTGTTGTGGATCCGTTCTTAGCATACCTGTATTCGTAGAAATCAGCCACAGCGGAATCAGCACCAGCAGCACCAGTGGTACCAGTAAGCCTGCTCCAGGTGTATCTGGTA